TTTGTTATCTCCTGGACCACGATATAGATATTGTATTTTGAATGTATGAGGAGATTTTAGAAATAGATTTGATTTAGTTCTTTGAACTGCAGATCCTTGTTTAAAAAATCTTAGAATTTTTACGATTTCTTTACTCTCTGCTGATTCTCTTGGTGTTAACGTAAATTTAAAAGAGAATTGTCTAAGTGCTGGTCCACTGAATAACAATTCCATATTAGGATTAACAATTGAACCAGTGGTTCTAGTTATTAATTGACCACCCACTCCTGATGCTTGGCCAGCAAATGCAGCTGCAGCAGCAGATCCAAGTTCTGAGTTATTTTTTTGAATTGCACCTGCAATATCACTTATCCCCCCAAAAAATCCTTTTCCATCGTCTGCGATGGTTCCCAGTGCAAGATTTGCCAATTCTGCTTGAAGAGCATTCATATTTTGAGAAGACCAGTTCACGCTATTACTATCCTGAATTCCTCCTGGTATTGGTAAGATTACTGTACCTAATATGTCCCTACTTCCATTACTAAATCCTTCATTTCTAGTTCTAGTATTGATACCAGAAAATGTATCACTAGTTCCACCAACATCTGACGGAACATATTTTAACATTGAAAATTTAAGAACATCCTGTCCGGTAATCCCAAGATCTAATGGGTATACAAGATTTCCAAATGAAGATCTTGTTCCTTCTCTCTCTTGAGATTTAGATGTTAGAGATTCAGATGGTGTGCTTGAGTCGGTTGATTTATTTTTTTCATCACTACCATCATCAGTTGATTTTTCTTCGTCTTTTTGGTCTGCATTATTTTTAATTGAATCTATTATTTCTTTCTTTTGAGTTTTTGGTATTCCTGCATCATCTAATGAATTATTAATTTGTGCATCAAGGTTTTTACGTATTCCACCATCTTTATTGTTTAATTCATTTGAGAGACCTACTCCGGCAACACCATCCATTGTTGGATAATTTGGATCAGAGAATGAATATGTTTTTCCTCCATCCTTTGATATTGCTGCTGGTTGATATGTACCATTTTTTTCAATATAAATTACTCTCTCTGCCCCACTCACAGTCCCATCTTCATTTTGAGTAACGTAAGTTACTGCTCTATGATATATTTTTGTTCCACCAACTGGTTTTTTAACAGTTCTAGTTTTGCTACCACGAATATTTTGTTTCACCTCACGGTACTCTACTCCAACAGGAGTCATAGCTTTCTTAGATACAATAGCACCTGGTCTGAATTGGGCAGCACCACTTTTTACTTCTTCTGCTGTTCCTTGAGTGAAAGATGCCATTAAAATACTTTTTATTTATTTAGGACAAATTTTCCATATTGTAGTGATAATAATTCATCAAGTTCATCTTGTTGTACTATGTATACTTGACTTCCTAACTCTTCCCAGGTATATTGTCTATACTCTTGGTGATGAAAATTTATACCACGAAATCCCCAATTGAATAATTCGGTTACAGCAACCAATGGATGTTGATCGTATTCAAGATTAGGGGTTTTTGCATAATAATAGAAGGTACATATGTTACCTACTTCAGGTATAGGAGTTACTGTATCATTTAGTGCATAGGTGATTAGTGTCATTCTATCATCAACACTACTCTCAGATTTAATTTCGTTAATGACAGATTCGATGCGGTTCATTTGATACCTAACTCGTCTTCTGTAATGATTTTAAATTCAATTTTTCTATCAGCACAAAACTCATGAGCAGCTCTCCACTTTGCTTTATTAACCTCCCAAGTAGTACATTCATAGATGTATGATTTGGTCACCTTTTTTCTTTTTGTTGGAGGTTTTGTCTGCTTCTTTGGTTTTACCTCAATGACATAGGTTTTAATTTCACCTGTATTTTCTTTTACCTTTATAATAAAATCTGGAAAATACTTATGAACTCTATTATCAACAGGAGAGACGTATGGAATGTGAAACTCTTCACTCCCCCATTGGAGGATACTCTCATTTAGATCACACCAACGACAAAACTTGCGTTCCCAACTACTTCGACATATAATATTTGTATAATCACCTTTATATTTGCTGGGATATGACGGTCGGTATTTACTCTTGATACTTTCTGCCATACATAATATATAAGGTAAAAACTATTTATAGATGGCACTCACCGATAGACTCGGCAAATCTAAAACAATTGCTGAGATTAAATCATCATTATTAAATCCTGCTTTAACATCACACTTTGATGTTGAGATTCCTTTTCCCTCTGCATTGAGATCACTTCTTGGTGTTAACCAAAGGTCTTTTAATTTATCCTGCAGTGAAGCTAGTCTTCCTGGATCTCAATTAGCAACTCTTGAGAATAATAATGACCGCACAGGTGTGACTGAGAAACATGCATATAGAAGACAGTTTGATGATAGAATTGATCTTACATTCTATGTTGATGCAGAAAGGTATATGTCAATTAGATTTTTTGAGAGATGGATATCATTTATTATGAATGAAGATCAAGGTGGTCTTCAGGGTGGAGGTCCATTAAATGAGCAAGAACCAAATATTGCATCAAGGGCATATCATTACAGAGCAAGATATCCAAATGATTATATTATGGATCAAGGATTAAAGGTGACAAAGTTTGAAAGAAACTATCAAAATTCTTTGACTTATAATTTTGTGAGAGCTTTCCCACTTTCTGTTAGTTCAATGCCTCTCACCTATGAGGCATCTTCATTATTAAAAGTATCCGTATCAATGAGTTATATTAGGTACTATCTTGGTAGAGGAATTAATCCTACTAAAAATCCACCACCGCCATTACCTACAGTTCCAGAACAAACCCAACAAAATAATAAATTTTTCTTTGATCCAAATCTTAATTTAGATTTAAATCTACCACAATTAAATGCGCCAAATGGCGTTAACTTCAATGATATTGGAGCAGGAAATATTCCATTCTCTGCAGGGTTTGGAGCAAACCTTGCTTGATAACCCCTCTAAATAAAATTACTGAAACTCTATAAGACATTATGCCTTTACCAAAGATTGCCACACCGGTATATGAACTTGAATTGCCATCTACAGGTGATACAATTCAATACAGACCATTCCTTGTAAAAGAGGAAAAGGTTCTTGTGATTGCTTTAGAGAGCGAAGATACAAAGCAAATCACGAATGCTATCAAGAATGTAATTAAGAACTGTATTCAAACAAAAGGTATCAAAGTGGAAACTCTTCCAACTTTTGATATTGAATATTTGTTTTTGAATATTCGTGGTAAGTCTGTTGGCGAAGAGATTGAAGTTAATGTGACATGTCCTGATGATGGAGTAACTCAAGTTCCCATTACAATTAACTTGGATGATATTAAAGTTCAGAAAAATGAGGAGCACACCAATAAAATTAAGTTAGATGATACTATCATGATGGAGATGAAGTATCCTTCTCTTGAACAATTTATTAAAAATAATTTTGACTTTGAAGATGGTAATGCAATGGAGCAATCTTTTGACTTGATCTCGACATGCATTGATAAAATTTATACTGAAGATGAGGTGTGGGCAACTGAGGATTGCACCAAGAAAGAAATTGTTGAGTTCTTAGAACAGATGAATTCTTCTCAGTTCAAAGAAATTGAGAAGTTCTTTGAGTCTATGCCTAAATTATCTCATTCAATTAAGGTAAAAAATCCCAAAACAAAAAAAGAAAATACTGTTGTAATTGAGGGATTAGCGGGTTTTTTCGCATAGCCCTGATCCATATGGATCTGGAGAACTACTATAAACTCAATTTTGCCTTGATGCAGTATCATAAATATTCATTAACTGAGATTGAAAACTTGATGCCTTGGGAACGAGACATCTATGTTGCATTATTGCAACAGCATCTTGAGGAAGAGGAATTAAAGCAAAAGCAAAGGAATGCCATCTAGTAAATTCGGTTCTAAGTTTTTAGGTGAAAGATACCAGCAGTATGTTGATGAACTTACTGCTGAAGGAACCATAGATGGTGAAAAATTATCTCCTACTGAAAGAAAAGAAGGATTTAAAAAAAGAAACGATAAGATAGGATTTGAAGATTTTGTTGAAAAAGTTTTAAAGAAAAAACAATCAGCAACAGTTTCAAAAGAATCAACAGCATTACCAGGAGGAAGAGGTGGAGCACTTGTAAAGCAACCGAAAGCAGCAGTAGGAATAACAAAATTTGATCCAAGTAAGATCGCTCCTGAGGCCGCTGCAGGTGGTGGTATACTTGAGGAAATATTAAAGATTGTCACGTCTATTCGAGACACTCTGATTGAAAAAAATAAGTTTGATGTAGGTCAGTCTAAGAAAGATAGTCAAACTACAGAGAGAACAAAGAGAGCGAAGAAAGAAAAAGGATTAGAGTCCGGTATCTTCAAAGGTCTGAAAAAAACAACTGAAAAAGTTCTTGCACCAGTAAAGGGATTGTTTACGCAAATCTTTGATTTTATAAAAACTGTTATACTAGGTAAAGTTGTATTCAAAATCCTTAAGTGGATGGGTGATCCTGAAAATAAAGAGAAGATTGATAACCTTATCAGATTCTTCAAGGACTTTTGGCCTGCTATTGTTGGAGCATACTTATTATTTGGAACTAAGTTTGGTGGTTTAATTAGAACCATTGGTGGTTGGGCAGTTAAGATTATTAGATTTGCTGTGCCAAAACTGCTGAGATTTGTCACACGGAATCCGAAAGCAGCAGCGGCATTGGCAGTTGCTGGTGGTGTTGGAATGTTGGGCACAAGAATATTAACGGGCACAGAAGTTGATGGTAGTGAAGAAACATCTGAAGAAGATCAAACTCCTGAACAACAACAGGAAGCAGAGTTCAAAGCAGCACAAACAACAGCAACAGAAAGTTTAAAAGAAACAGAAGACCCAGCAAAAATGGCCAAGGGTGGTAAAGTCCCTGGATCTGGAAATAAAGATACGGTTCCTGCAATGCTCACGCCAGGTGAGTTTGTGATGAGTAAAGGAGCAGTTGCAAAATATGGTGTAGATACGATGAGATCTATGAATGCATCTGGTGGCGGCACAGGTATTCCAAGTCTTATGTCAAATGGTGCATTTGGATATTCAA